AATACAGGATGGGGTTATATTGTTGATGCATATTATCAGTTATTAAATACTGCATACAAAAATGAAGATAATTATAAATTTATTACAATTAGTGAAAGTTGTTTACCATTAGTTTCATTTGATATATTGTATAATAAATTATTTAAAGATGATATAAAATGTTCATATATTAAATTTATGGATATATCAAATTATGATTATAAAGAAAGAATAAAAAAAAATGAAGGTTATAATAAATTTAAATTTGTAAAACATTATGCAAGATTTTGTTTGTCAAGATTTCATGTTAATAAATTATTAGGAGAAACAGAAGGCTTTGAGTTTTTTAAAAAAATGCATGTTGGTGATGAATTTTTTTTATCATTAATACCAAATTGTAAAAATGATAAATTTATAATAAATTATGTAATAACATACGATAATTGGGATTATGTTACTAAAAAAAGACAAAAATATAATAACAAAATAAAAAGTTTATATGAAAAAATAGAAAAAATAAAAGACAATACAAAAATAAAAAAACTAAAAGATGAAATTGAACAATTACAAATTATTAGAGATGATTTTTCAAGAAATCCAAAATCATACACAAAAGTTGTAAATAATGATATAAATGATGTCAAACATATAAATAGTTTTTTTTGGAGAAAGTTTCCAAAAGAAAGCAATATTGAAGAATTTTATTATGGGGATAAATGTTGTGTGAGAGTTGTGTGAGGATTGTTTGAGAGTTGTGTGAGGATTGTTTGAGAGTTGTGTGAGAGTTGTGTAAAAATTGTGTGAGAGTTGTGTGGGAGTTGTGTGAGGATTGTGTGAGGATTGTGTGAGAGTTGTGTGAGATAATGATATTTATTAAATAAAAAATTGATAAATATATGAATTGACTATTACTATCAAATAAAGATATTATTACACACAGACTAAAATGAATATTAAAGAATTTATTGAGTATATTATAACTTTTGAAAATGTTGATGACATTTTGGATAAATATGAGACACAATCAGAAAAGGGTTTTATTTTTGAGAGATTATTTGATATTGTTATTAAATTTGGATTTTGTGATATATTTAGTAATACTGAATATGATCATTTGATGGGAAATACCAATAATGGAAAACTTAAAATTTTAAAACATTTTCATAATTATCTTGATAAAAATGTTTTTAGTGGAAATTCAGGTGGATGTTCAGATATTACATTAAAAAATAAAAATGATGATACATACATATTTATTAGTTCTAAATATCCAAAATCAAGTGAAGATATTAAAAAACAAAAATCAGTAAAATATTATAATATTCAAGATATTATAGCAATAACAACTAAGAATAAATATATTTATGAACAATATAAAATATATCTTGTTGTACCAGATAAAAAAAAAGTATTATTAAAAGCAAAAAAATCTAAAGGAACAAGTAAATATATTACTGATCATATTAGTGAAAATACTATATTAGATAAAAATGATTTGAATATTTATTTTTTGAAATTTAAACAAGATATTATTAAAAATAAAAATGAAGATTGGGATGAAGTGTATTTGACAGGTAAAGAAAAATTAACTTTAAGATTTCATCAAGAGTTGATAACTCAAAAAACATCTGATTTAATTGAAGAAGGTAATAAATCTTTTTTATGGGGTTGTAAATGTAGAAGTGGTAAAACTTATATGATTGGAGGTATAATTATTAAACAATTTGAAATTAAAAAAAAATTAAATGTTCTTATAATAACACCAGTACCAACAGAAACAGCACCTCAATTTACTAATGAATTATTTAATAAATTTAGAGATTTTGATAAATTTACAATTCATCATATCAAAAAGTCAAGTATGATAAATAAGATTGAAACAACTGAAAATAATATTTTTGTAATGTCTAAACAACTTTTACAAATATATATTAATGATAACACTATTTTATCAATAAAAAATCTAAAATTAGATATTATAGGATTTGATGAAAATCATTTTGGGGGAACAACTGATTTATCAAAAGAAATTTTAAAATCATATTCAACAAAAAATACAACTAAAATATATTTAACAGCAACTTTTAATAAACCATCAAAAGAATGGAATATTTCAGAAGAATGTAAAATGTTTTGGGATATGGATGATGAAAAAATTTGTAAAAATATATTGGTTGATGAAAATAATTTGGTTAGATTAAAAGAAAAACATAATTATGAATATGTTGAAAAAATCATTAAATATTATATGGATTTAGGTATGTCATTAGATAATATTTTTAAATGTTATGAAAAAATGCCAGAATTACATTTGATAACAACTATGTTTGATCAAAAAAGATATAATACACTAAAAGAAGAAATGAATAAGCAAGATAAAATAGGTTTTTGTTTTGAGACTTTATTATCATTGAATTCATTTAAAACACAATTTAATTTTCCAAAGCAGGTAGAATCACTTTTGAGGTATATTTCAGGTTCTAAAAAAGAAACAGATGGAGATAAAACAATATTTACAAGAATAAGTTATATTTGTTCTGAAAAAGAAACAAGAACACCATTTACTCAAATTTGGTTTTTACCATCAAATAATATCAATGAAATTTCATTATGTTTAAAAAAATTAATGGAAGAAGATTTAGTATTGAAAGAATATGATGTATTATGTATTAATAGTAAAAATACACCAATTAAAGATATTAAAGAAGAAATCAACAAAAAAGAAATTGAGGCTAAAAAATCAGGAAAATATGGTATAATTATTCTTGCAGGAAATATGTTATCATTAGGAATAACATTAAATTTGTGTGATTTGGTTATTTTGATGAATAATTCTTTATCATCCGATAAAGTTTTTCAACAAATGTATAGATCCATGACAGAAGATATTGATAAAAAAATTGGTTTTGTTGTTGATTTGAATATAAGCAGAGTATTAAATATTTGCGTAAATTACACAATTTGTAAAAATGAAAAAAATATTAATGATAAAATTACATATTTAGTTAAAAATCGTTTGATTCATATTGATTTTGATATGATGATAAACAAACAAGTAAATTCAGATATGTTAATAAAAAAATTAATGGACATGTGGAAAGAAGATCCAATAAATAATTTTATAAGTCTTTTGAAAAATTTAGATAATGAATATATTAATTTTGATAATTCAACTCAAGATTTAATAAATAAAAAATTTATACAAAACATAAAAAATAATAAAGTTAATTTACATCTAAAATTTAAAGATGAAAATGATGAATTACAAAAAATTGAATCAGGTATAGAAATTACTAAAATTGTTAATACAGACAAAACAGAAGAAGATAAAACAGATGAAGAAGACAAAAAAGAAGAAAATTTACAAATATCATTTACAAAAGATGTGTTACCATATATAATACCTTTAACATGTATATTAACAGTAAAAACAAAAAATATGGATTTTGTTAATATGTTGAATGATATAAAAGAAAATCCAGAATTATTGGAAATATTTGATGATCAATGTTTAATATGGTGGAATAAGAAAGATTTGATTGATATAATAAAAAATATAATAAGTAAATATTTTGATAAAGATTCAAATACTTATAATATATCAGTTCAATTTAAAATGTCATTACAAAGTTTAATAGACAATCCAAAAGAATTGTTAGAACTAATAGCAGAATGTTTGAAACCAAAAGATGTGGAGAAAAAACAATTTGGGGAAGTATTTACTCCAATGAAATTAGTTAATGAAATGTTAGATAAATTACCAATTGAAGTGTGGACAAATAAAAAATTTAAATGGTTAGATCCTTGTTGTGGAATGGGTAATTTTCCAATAGCAGTATATTTAAGATTGATGGAAGGATTAAAAGATAAAATTATAGATGATAAAAAGAGAAAAAAACATATATTAGAAAATATGTTATATATGTGTGAATTGAATAAAAAGAATGTATTAATTTGTAATCAAATATTTAATATTAATAATCAATATAAATTGAATATTTATGAAGGGGATAGTTTGAAATTGAATTATAATGAACAATTTGGAATAGAACAATTTGATATTATTGTTGGAAATCCGCCTTATCAAGACAATAGTGGTAATAAAGGAAATAAATTATGGACAAAATTTGTGGAACTTATGATAAAAAAATTATTAAAAAATAATGGTTTTTTATTATTTGTACATCCATCATTATGGCGTCAAATAGATCATAAAATACAAAAAATAATGACAAATAATCAAATTATATATTTGGAAATTCATAATGAAAAAGATGGTTTAAAAACATTTTCAGCAAATACACGTTATGATTGGTATTTATTACAAAATATTAAATATACATACAATACAACAATTAAAGGTGAAGATGGTATTATTTCAGAAATTAATATTAATAAAATGAGATTTATTCCAAATAATAATTTTGAAACAATACATAATTTAACATCATCTAAAAATAAGGTAAATATATTGCATAGTGAATCAATATATGAACCCCGAAAAAAATGGATGAATTCAACACATACTGATTTATTTAAATATCCATGTATATATTCAATAAATAAAAATAATATACCATCTTTTAAATATTCAAGTTTAAATAATAAAGGACATTTTGGCATTTCAAAAATAATTTGGGGTGGTGGATCAACAGGATTTATTATAGATAATGATGGTAAATATGGTATGACACAATGGTCATCGGCAATTGAGGATAAAATTGAAAATTTACCTTTAATAAAAAAAGCATTAGAAAGTAAAAAATTTAACAATTTAATAAAATCTATTAGTGTTAGTAAACAAGAAATTAATTATAAAATATTAAGGGAATTTAATAAAGATTTTTATAATGTAATTAATTGTGAAAATTAACATATATTTTGACATATATTAAAAAATTATTTTATTCACATTGATTCTTAATATGAAATTAATAATAAGTAAATTTTTTGATAAAGATTCAAATACTTATAATATATCAGTTCAATTTAAAATGTCATTACAAAGTTTAATAGACAATCCAAAAGAATTGTTAGAACTAATAGCAGAATGTTTGAAACCAAAAGATGTGGAGAAAAAACAATTTGGGGAAGTATTCACTCCAATGAAATTGGTTAATGAAATGTTAGATAAATTACCAATTGAAGTATGGAGTAATAAAAAATTTAAATGGTTAGATCCTTGTTGTGGAATGGGTAATTTTCCAATAGCAGTATATTTAAGATTGATGGAAGGATTAAAAGAAAAAATTGTAGATAATAAAAAGAGAAAAAAACATATATTAGAAAATATGTTATATATGTGTGAATTGAATAAGAAGAATGTATTAATTTGTAATCAAATATTTGATATTAATAATCAATATAAATTGAATATTTATGAAGGGGATAGTTTGAAATTGGATTATGATGAAAAATTTGGGATAGATCAATTTGATATTATTGTTGGAAATCCGCCTTATCAAGACAATCAAGAGGCAAAAGCAAAAAGAGGTGGAGGTGATTTATTATGGAATAAATTTGTTATAAAATCATTAGAATTATTAGTAAAAAAGGGATATTTATGTTTTGTACATCCATCTGGATGGAGAAAACCTGAATCTGAAAAATCAAAATATAAAAAATTATTTAAATTGATGACAAAAGATAATAAAATGTTATATTTGGAAATTCATAACACAAAAGATGGGATGAAAACATTTAGTGCAGGAACAAGATATGATTGGTATATTATTAAAAAAACAAAACAAACACAAAATACAATGATAAAAGGTGAAGATAATAAAATTATTGAATTGAATTTAAATGAATGGAATTTTTTACCAAATTATAATTTTGAAAAAATACAAAAATTACTTTCAACAAATCAAGAAGATACATGTAAAATAATATACAGTGTTAGTAATTATGAGACAAGAAAAAAATGGATAAAATCAACAAAAGATGAAAAATATAATTATGAATTAATACATTCAACTCCAAAAAATGGTATTAGATATATGTATTCATCAACAAATAATAATGGACATTTTGATATACCAAAAGTTATTTTTGGAGAAAGTGGAATATATAATACAATAATAGATATAAATGGAAAATATGGAATGACTCAAGGAGCAATGGGAATAGAAATATCCAATTTATCAGAAGGTGAAAAAATTAAAAAATATATTGAAAGTGATATATTTAAAGATATATTAAAATCATGCAGTTGGAGTAATTTTCGTATTGATTGGAGATTATTTACATATTTTAAAAAAAACTTTTATGAAGAATTTGATGATATTATTAATAATGAGATTTAATAATAAAAATTGTTAGTTTATAAATTAATTTATTGTAAATTATTATTTTTTATAAAGTAATTGTAATATATTAGTTCAATTCAAAATGTCATTAATAGACAATCCAAAAGAATTGTTAGAACTAATAGCAGAATGTTTGAAACCAAAAGATGTGGAGAAAAAACAATTTGGAGAAGTATTTACTCCAATGAAATTAGTTAATGAAATGTTAGATAAATTACCAATTGAAGTGTGGACAAATAAAAAATTTAAATGGTTAGATCCTTGTTGTGGAATGGGCAATTTTCCAATAGCAGTATATTTAAGATTGATGGAAGGATTAAAAGATAAAATTAAAGATGACAAAAAGAGAAAAAAACATATATTAGAAAATATGTTATATATGTGTGAATTGAATAAAAAGAATGTATTAATTTGTAATCAAATATTTGATATTAATAATCAATATAAATTGAATATTTATGAAGGGGATAGTTTGAAATTGAATTATAATGAACAATTTGGAATAGAACAATTTGATATTATTGTTGGAAATCCCCCTTATCAAGATAATAGTGGTAACAAAGGAAAATGTCATACATTGTGGACAAAATTTGTTGAATTATAATTAAATAAATTATTATGTTTGAATGGGTATTTGGTTTTTATACATCCATCGTCATGGAGACAAATAGAACATTCATGTTTGGATTTAATAAAAAATAAACAAATATTATATTTAGAAATTCACAATTCTGATGATGGTATGAAAACTTTTAGATGTGCAACAAGATATGATTGGTATGTATTACATAATACAAATTATATTGATCAAACTGAAATTAAAGATCAAAATAATATTATTAGTAAAATAAATTTGAATGAATGGAAATTTATACCAAATATGATGTTTAATGAAATTAAAGAATTAATTAACAATACTGACAAATTGGATGTAAATAATTATCGCAGTAATTATGGTGCAGATAAAAAATGGGTATCAAAATCAAAAACACAAGAATTCAAATATCCTGTTGTATATTCAATAAATAAAAATAATGAATTATCATTAAGATATTCAAATACAAATAAAAATGGGCATTTTGGTTTGTCAAAATTTATTTTTTCAAATGGTGCAGGATTTTATTGTGATGTTGATGGAAATTTTGGATTAACACAATGGTCATATTGTATTTATGATAATAAAAATAATTTGGAAAAAATTAAAAATGCATTTTTAACAAAAAAATTTAATGATATAAAAAATGCCATACAATTAGATAGTTCTTCATATAATATCAAAGTGATGAAATTATTTAATAAATGTTTTTATGATAATTTTATAAACTAATGATTAAAGTTATATTTTCATTAATTATAAAGTAAAAATTTTTAATTATTATGGATTTTCTTCATAATCAACATAATCATTAGAACCATTACCATCAGAACCATTACCATCAGAACCATTACCATCAGAACCATTACCATCAGAACCATCAGATTCACTTGTTTTATTATCAAATAAAAAAACTTTGGCACCATATCCAAGACAAGATAATATGCATAATCCAATTAAAATAATAAATACACATACTGAACACGGCATTAACATATTAAGCGTACTCATTCCAATCATATTACCAATACCTGTAAACATATTACCAACACCTGAAAAAAATTGATTTGATGCCTCACCAACACCTGTTGCAGTTGAATCGGCAGTTGCTGTATTACTTATAGTTGATGATTTTTTTTGTGAATTGTCTGATGCGACTGTAATACCTAAAGCTGATGCGATATTATTTGTTAATGAACTGCCGATATTTGATGTTTGAGTACAAGTTGCTACAAGAACTGAACTTTGTTCTTGACTAATATTTGCTATTGTTGCTGATGCATTACCTGAGGCTTTAATATTACTTATTTCAACAAGTTGTGATGTTTTTACATTATTAATACATTCATTTACTGAATTCATATTTAATGTGTTATTAACTGTATTTTGAACAAGTGTATTAATATTTACTCTTGTTTTATTTGTACTAGACATATCATTCTCAACAATAGTGTTAGTATCAGAATTAGAATTACCTGTTGAACCGAAACTATTTTTGGCACTTGACGCTGCTTTGGCTTCCAACTTATCAAGAATGTCAGAACTAAAATTATTATTAAGTGTATTCATAAATTCCGATGCAATACCCGTTTTCAAATCATTTGCTAAAGATGTCATTTGAATACAAGAAAAATCAAGTACTGCATTTTGTTTTTGTGAAACATCACCAAAATTTATTGAAGAATTATCTTTAAGTTCTATGCCTGTGATACTCACCGTTTGTTGTTGTGATATATTAGCACCACAATTTTGTGCACTATCTATAATTGTTGTTGAAACAAATGAATTTATTGATTGATTAAGTAATTGTATGTCATTTTCATTGACATAAGTTGATGTATATTTTGTTGATGATGTTGCTTGTGAATTTCCACCGCCCATAATGTTTTATAATTAATATGATGATAATTTATTATTTGGTTTTATTTTATTATAATTATCATATTAAGGACAACGATTAGAATTAGTTGGATTAGTTGAATTAGTTAAATTAGTTAAATCAATCGTCAAATTCTCAATTAAGCTCTTTAATTGCTGAAATTCTGTTTTTGTTGCATATTGTGTTGCTGATGAAACACCCGGATCGAGGGTTTTATTAGATGAATTAGATGAACTCCATGCCCTAATAAGAACAATAATAACAATAAAACACAAACAATAACACAAAGCATACAATCCATAACTTGATATATATGAAATATTCCCCATTATTGTTGATTGTACGGATTCTCCTTGAATCGGCGCTGTTGATGCCGTTATTGTCGCTTGATTTTGAGGATCTGTTCCTGCCATTTTTTATATATTAAATATATAGAAAATTAATTAACATTAAATTTATGTTTTATATAAAAAATATTTATTAATTTAATAGAATAATTATTATTTAAATAGATAAAATATACCAAATCCAAGCGGGATTAGACTCAATGCCATTATCACCATTATAAAAATACAAAATGCCCAAAATATTTGATTGGATACTTGATTATAAGTAGAACTTAAATCTGATCCTGATAAGATTGGTGTATTGATTGTTGGATTAGTTATTGGATCATTTGTTGTTCCTGTTGTTCCTGTTGTTCCTGTTGTTCCTGTTGTTCCTGTTGATGGATTTGTTGGATTTGTTGGATTTGTTGGATTTGATGGATTTGATGGATTTGATGGATTTGATGGATTTGATGTTGATCCTGCTGATCCTGCTGATCCTGCTGTTCCTGCTGATCCTGTTGTTCCTGCTGATCCCGTTGATCCTGTTGATCCTGTTGATCCTGTTGATCCTGTTGATCCTGTTGATGGATTTGTTGTTGTGTTAGAATTATTAAAATTACAAGTTTGTTGTATTTTAGAATCACCAAATGATGCATTACCTATAATCTCACTAACAATATAATTTGATTGACAAAATGACACTCCACATCCATTTCTTGATGTTGGATCAAGATATGCTGATGTATCCTTATCACAACCTTTTGCATAACATATTGCTGGCATTGTAACTGATGTTAAATATGATGGTTTATTAATATAACATGCACATTCTGGTTTATACAAAGTTCCAAATTCTATATCTGATGGGGTTGTATTCAATTCTCTACATTCATCTAAATACATTTCATAAATATTTCTACAATAAAGTGACATAAAATTGTCGGCTGTTTCGGTTCTGTAAGAATGTGAAACTGGTAATTCATCACACATCTTTTTTGGTACGAGTACTGTTTTGTCAATAAATCCAAATTTTTTTGCAGTTGCACTATCGGGATCTGTCACATCATATACATAATTTGCGGGAACTGGTAATCTTACTGTCACATAAAAATTATCTTGATTCACACCATCTTTATTTAAATTCATAGAACATGCCCTTTTTATTGTTGTTTTATCTAATAATGAACTTCTATATTCATCTTCAGTCATCGATCTATTTGGATTATTAAAAGTTCCTAATGCTGAGGGCAATTGGGATGCATTTAAATTATTTTTTATTGATGAGTACACAAGAACATCAAGATCATTATTATTAATCATTTGTATATATAATTATAAAATTGATAAATAATTTGTGAATTATATATTTTATTAAAGTTTTTTATTAGTAAAATTAATGTATTTTGGATTTACAAGATTTGACTGTATTTTTATGAAAGTTATGATGATAATATATTTGATAAAACTATTGATTTTATGAAAGTTATGATGATTGATAAAATTTAGAATTTATAATTTTTGATAAAACTATTGATTTTATGAAAGTTATGATTAGTAAATTAATTTGTGATAATAAGATATTTATAGAATTTATGATTTTTGATAAAACTATTGATTTTATGAAAGTTATGATGAGTGATAAAATTTATGATTAGTAAAATATTTGATAAAACTATTGATTTTATGAAAGTTATGATTAGTGATAAAATTTATAATAATAAAATATTTGATAAAACTATTGATTTTATGAAAGTTATGATTAGTGATAAAATTTATAATAATAAAATATTTGATAAAACTATTGATTTTATGAAAGTTATGATGAGTGATAAAATTTATAAAACTTATGATTAGTAAAATATTTATAGAATTTATGATTTTTTTATAAAACTATTGATTTTATGAAAGTTATGATTAGTGATAAAATTTATAATAATAAAATATTTGATAAAACTATTGATTTTATGAAAGTTATGATTAGTGATAAAATTTATAATAATAAAATATTTGA